CCCCCAAAATAGAATAAAGTCCCGTGCATAAACAAAGGAGGAATTATGACGAATATTAAAAAACCTCGATACAACGAGGGGGGAGCAGTTAAAGCTGGAGCTCTTGCAAGTGAGGCGGCGAAATTGCTTACAGGCTTATCTCCAATTGAGTTGATAAAGATAATAAAAATACTAAAACCAAAACCAAAGGCCAAAGGCGGATTAGTCAAGAAAAAATGAATCGCAAGGACATTGAGGACCTCTACAGTGACGACGAACCCAAAATCCTGTTCGCGGACGGCTATGATAAGGCCATCGCGGGAGTGGTGTGGGACGGCGAGCGCACGCGCGTTGTCTATACCACCGAGGGAATCCTCAAGATACTCATGGACCGCGACAAAATGACCTACGACGAGGCGGCCGAGTTTTTTGATTTTAATGTTGCGGGAGCGTACATGGGAGTGTATACACCGTTGTATCTAGAGACATAAAGTCTCTGAACTTAATATTACAGGAGAAAGAATATGTTTAATTTTACAGGAGATGAGCAAGTAGGAACTGTTTATCAAACAAACGACTACTCTAAATTTTCTTTTATGAAATACAATAGAGACATTGACTACAGGCACGTGGAGCGTATTAAAAAAGAAATACAGGATAACGATGTTAATACGCCTATTCAAGTTACGGAAAAAAATGGAGATGGTAAGCACTATATTATGGATGGGCAACACGTATTCATGGTAAGGCGAGCCCTTGATCAAGCTATATGTTATGTAATCAATAAGACGGATAATCCGGAAAAAGCGGTTATTTCCATGAACACACATAAAAAAAACTGGAGTAATGATGATTTCTTAAAAATTAATGCGGAAAAAGAAAAGGAAAACCATCCTCTTGATTATGAGGAAATGCCTTATAATATTTGGAAAACCGCCAGGGAATCAAAGCTTCATCAGTCTACTTTACTGGAATTGGCTTACGGTTCGCGTGAGAAAAAATACAGTGATTGTTTTAGAAACGACAAATTAATTATAGAGGATAAGGAAAAATTCAAGGAAGATGCAAATTACCTTGTGTCAGCAATAATCCATAATAAAATTTGTAAAAATCGAAATTTTCAGCTTGCCTTGTGCAAGTCGCTTTTGAATGAGAATTTTGACAGGAAGGTTTTTTTAACTAAATTAGAAAAATATCCCTATATGCTAAAGCGTTGTAATGACATAACATCATACTATTTAAACATTGAACAGTTATATAATTATTACAGCAAGAAAAGTATTAAATTAATATAAGATGAAAGTAAAAAGGCACGACATCAAGATGACCTACAGCAAACGGAATCCCGTCGCGCAGGAAGTGCGGACGGAAAAGTACAGGTCACAAACGGTTCCCGACAAGCACAAGGAACAGAAGGAGAATGACAAGTGGAAGGAAATGATAAGCTACTTGAAGAGCCTAAGCTAAAGTACCCGGACTGCTGGCCCATGGTCCGTATTACGTGGATGGACGCCATGGACGGCGATACGGGATGGGTACCACTCAGCAAAATGCGCGATGCCAAGCTGGCAACGTGTATTGACATTGGATGGATGATACGGAATGATGATCTGAGGGTAACGATTATGGGCTCCTGGTGTTTGGATCCGCAGGAAACAAAGGAAGAGGACAAGGAAGGCGGAAGGTACATCACAATCCCGAAAGGTTGGGTAAAGTCGATTATCCACCTGCAACAGGAAAAGGAGAAAAACGAATGGACATGAAAAGACTTTTAGCTTCCGTGAAGCAACACGAAGGGTACAGGGACCACGTGTATCGCGACTCATTGAACAAGAGAACCGTGGGGGTGGGCCATCTCTGCGTTGAGGACCATTGGGAGGACGGAGTGGCATATTCCGAGGAAATGCTCATGAAGGTCCTTGAGGACGACCTAAAAAACGCCATACGGGGCGCTGAGGAGCTTTGTAGCGACTGCCCGGTACTGGAGGACCAGGCAAAAGAGATCATCGTGGAGATGGTGTTTCAGCTAGGAAAAACAGGTGTCTCGAAATTCCGTAATATGTGGAAGGCCCTTGGGCAGGATCCACCGCAATATGACGTTGCGGCGACGGAAATGCTCGATTCACGGTGGGCAAAGCAAACGCCGAACCGGGCGAAGGAAATGAGCGATCACATGGGGAGTTTGGCATGACACTGGAAAAGCTCGAGAAGGAGATTAAAAAGCTGAAGGAACGGGTTAAAAAACTTGAGAAGGCCCTTAAGGAGAGGGAAGAGGAACATAACTTCGACAAATGGGAGGGAACGGACCCGGAATGACGGAAGCCATGATACTGGGGTCCCTCGTCCTCATTATTGGATTGCTTGGCTTTATTGCCCTCATGATCTTCGTCATAGGGCATAATCTTGATAATAAGGATAAACCACCAAAAATTAAAGATGAAACCTAGGATAATTCACAAGAGAACGTTCTCCTGCGCGAATGACCATCCAATCGTGTACTATACCTTTGATGATAATAACAAGGCAATGTGTGAATACTGCGCCACTCACTTTGTTTATGAGGAAGAGAGAACCCCCTCACAGGAGATGCAGGACAAGCTGGAGCCTATTCCCTGTCCAATGCACGAGGACTATGATGACGTGGAGACAAAGGATGATTTTGTTAATAAAATTTTGAAAGGAAGCGGATAATGAAGGATGAAATTTTCCTGTCCCAGAAATAAAAGATCTTGATCCCATCGGCCCTTTGGGTATATAACGGAAAGTTCACCCCAAAAAAAGGAGAAAAAATGACTGAAAATGATATGGCGAAAATGATATGCTACTTGGCCGACAGAGTAGAAAAACTCGAAAAAGAACGATGTAAATGCAATGACAACAAGCCAGGACTAGCGCCGCCGGATCTTTCAGACGTGACTTCTCCCGCCGTGACATACAAGACGAACTATGAAGAGGACGGAGAGTGCCTTACCTGCTCGGCCTAGCGCCTTTTACGGATTTTCAGTCCGTGGCGGATTCGGTTCCTGTTTCTTCTCTTCTTTGAACCGACTTTGCGTCGGCCCTTGTGGCCTTTTCTTTTTAAATCTGCTCGGCTCATATTTTTCTATGCTGTCCTGCTCGTCCTGCCGTACGCGACCACGCCAGTAATCCCTCTCCTTGAGGGGTAAATCATTCCAGTGATATTTCTTGAACTCAGTGTCGTATCTGTACCGGTAGTTGCGTGCCCTTTTGTCGTATCGTGTTCTTTCTGGATATTCCGGATGGTCACTATACATCAATTCCCTTGACCGGCCCGCTTGTGTTGAAGTGCACGTTAAATGCCATCGATCGTCTCTCTCCCTCGCAGCGGAAGGGATAGACCTGGTGTGCAAGCCAGCTTGGAAAAAGATAGAAATCCCCCACTTCCGGCTTGACAGTATAGCTGTGCCTCGCAAAATGATTGGGAATCGATCCCAAAAATTCCAAACACCCGGCGGTCGGGTGGTGGTCCTCTTTCTTGTATTCCTCATTGAATCCGGATGGTACCTTTAAAAAGGCGACACCCGACAGGTTTGCGTCATGAATGTGCACGGGATTGAAGTCGCCAGCGTACTGGCTGACAACCCACACGCGAAAGCTGACTTTAGCGTCCGTTGTCCATTCCGGAAGCACCTTTGACAGGTACTGGTCCGACATGGTAACCATGAATTCGGGAAATCCCTTTATCTTGTTGTGATCAATGGCAATTTCCTTCTTGACGTTTCCGGCCAGGTTGTGGCTCCAGTCATATTTCTTGCTTAATTTCTCGTCGTGCAGGATTCTGTCCGCCTCAACATTAAACAGGTTGACATACGACTGCGGCATCTTGACCTTTAGGATGCTGGGACCGAACGGCTGGTAAATATCGTAATTTATATCCTTTTCAGCCATCAAACCTCTCTGGACTTTTCTTTAAATCTTCCTGTATCTGGGATACTTCCCCTTGGTGTGAATCCCACAGTTCTTTTCCTTCCTTAACAAGAGCGCTCCATTCAAAGGCTCTAAACACTTTTATTTCCCCGTCCGTGTAGTGCACGCGGACATATTCTTCGCTTTCTTCAGTAAATCTTGATACCGCGCTAACTATCTTTACCATCTTTTGGAGGGTTCTGCGGTTTGAAATGCGTTTCACGGAGAGAATTAATAACCTCCCGTAATCCGTGTTTCTTTATTATGATGTTCTTTAACTCCTCGATATGATCGGCATGATCATGATCCTTGCTCGTGATGTAAGTTGGATTGTTTACCAATAGTATTTCCTT